GTTTGAAATCTTTGAAACACCGAGCCTTGGCGTCACCGCGCAGAAGCCAAGAAAATCTGGAAATGTGGTTGTACATAGTTTTATGTAAAGGAGAAAGAAGTTGGGTTCGAGCCGGGGTAACCGACAACAACCTAACTTTCCCCGCGGTAGGAACAGCAGCAAGTCTGGACGGCAAACCGGCCTCCATGCTAAGACACTGCTCCTCACCACGAAGATATCTGATGAAATCAGACCTGGCATCTTCATGATGGAGCTTCAACCAATGCATTCTACAACCACCCTTCATTCGAGAACTTTCGGCGCAAGCTGAAGTAGATGCTACTGCCAACTCGGTCTGTCTCTCATAACCCTTATCCCACCCTTTACGGAACATCTTGGGAATTTCATTCTGAAGATACTCTATGAACTTAGGATCCGGGTCCGGTGACGGACTGGAAGCTCTATCCATAAAGCTCTCCAGATCGGGAGAGTTTGAAGGTAAGATTTTTCTTTTCTTCTCCAAATGCTCGATGTGGTAGCCCTCGGGTTGCATTTCCCACATAGACCTTGTCGGGGGAGGTTTCTTCTCTTTCGGTAGAGAAAGATAATCAACCTCTCGACCCCACAGTCTACAAAGCTTCAAAAGCTCCAACGGAACATGCATCCCGAGTCCTCGATTGAGGCTCCTCCTAGATTTAGATATAAAACCGACATTCTGCCTAAGGAAAGCGGAACGTAGCCTAAAGGCTCGTTGCGTCCCGAATCCAGGGGCAAATGACTTAAATCTACCAGGAAGTGAAGTGTACCCTTCTTCAGTGCCAAACAGAGCCTTCGCTCTAATGAAGGGAAGAGACTTCACAGAAAACTGACTCGCAGAAAAAAGACAGGAGTTGAGTGTAAACACACTACAATCGACAAGGGTCTTACCCCTTGACAATTTTAGTCCCGCATGAGACACACTTTCCATCCACCGTTCAGCGACAGAACGTGTGGACCGGAAAACTATGTCGTCACCATTGATCTTCACCGGAATAGTCTCGTCCATCGTTGAGAAACGAAAAGCGAGATAATTCACGATGCAGAGTAACGGGAAACTCAACTGACTGCCCATCATCTGGCCAGTTCTAACCTCCTCAATCCGTACGCTACCATCCGCCCTCTTCAAAGATAATTTCATCGACAGAGTCTGCAT